ACCATTTGGATTAAATCCAATTGTATTCCAAAGTGGAACTGGTCCAACAATCTTTGCAAATAAAACTGCACAGCAGACTACAAAATCTGCATTAAGTTCTATTAACTGTAGAGAGGTTGTAATTTATATCCAAGACGGTATTGAAGCAATCCTTAGAAACTATCTATTTGAATTCAATACAGCTCAAACAAGATTAGAGATTAAAACACTTGCTGATAACTTTTTATCAACAGTCCAAAATGATGATGGTGTTTATGACTTTAAGAATGTAATGGATGAAACTAATAATACTCCAGAAGTTATTGATCAAAATGTCGGTATCCTAGATACTTATATTGAACCAGTAAGAGGAATGGAAATTCTCGTACAGAGAACTACAATTCTTAAGACAGGTGCAATTGCATCAGGAAACTTCCAATAAGAGGAAACTAAATAAGAATATATAAAAAAAATAAAATAAACTATGCCACTACCACATTATACCCAATCAAGGGCCAGTAGCCAAAGGTACGAACCTGTTCAGCCTAACCTATTCGAGGTGACTGTATTTTCACCACTAGGGGATGATACGGGTTTAATCTTGGAGCAAGTTAAAACTATCGGAGGTTTAAATAACTTAAACCCTGCTGTAGATGCAATCGGACAGAAATATAAATTTGCTGACCGTTCATTTGCAAGTATGCCAGGTCAAACATTTATGGATCTGACTGTTAACTTTAGTCTTAACTTAAACGAAGCTAATGAAAACTACATTTACAATACATTCCGTAATTGGTACAAATTAATCTATGATCCATTGACTGGTGAAATGGGATTAAAGAAAGACTATGTTGGAAGTATGATCATTGTACAATATAACAGAGCAGGAGATATCTTTAGAAAGATCACCTGTAAAGATGTATTCCCTACAGGTCAACCTGATTTTGTAGATGAATTATCTTATGAAACTCCAGACGCAGTTGATTTAACAATGACTTATCGTTGTGATCACTGGGTTGAAGAAAATGTAGGAGCATAATAAACTCTTAAATATTTTTATAGAAAACTGGCTCTAGGGCCAGTTTTTTTGTCTTCACTCTAATATATATTATAAATTATATAATCTAAACATATGACAATCTTTAAAGTAATTAATGAAACAGATGGAAAAGTTTATGTAGGTTATTCAGTTAATGATAATCCTAATAATTTAGGAGCAGGTAAATATATTAAAAGAGCAGTTAAAGATTTTGGAACAAGATCTTTTCAAAAAACTATTCTTGAAGAATTTGAATCTGAAGAATCATTAAGCCATATAATGGAAAGGCTAGAATTTTGGATAAAAAATTATAAAGCCGATAATCCTAAATATGGATATAACGAAAGCGTACAAGAATTAATTCCACAAAAAAAGAGACTTACTAAAAAACTACAAGTACTCTTAACTCCAGAAGATGAAGACAATTTAAATGCAATTATTATCGAGAAATCAATGGAGAATAAAACAAAACCGCTGCCAGTATCCAGATATGTACGACAATTAATAGTTGAACATATAGTAGAGGAAACCGCACCTGAAAAACAATTAATAAAAACTAAATAATTATGAGTAGTCACGAAGACAACATTAAAAAAGAATTTGAGGCAGCTGAAGGTATAATAGATACTACCGCTGAAGTAAAAACAAATGCCGATGGTAAAATTACCGAGTTAGGCAAGGTAGATACCAGTAGAGGATCTGGTGTAACATCTATAGACGACCCAGAAATACAAAGAATACAATCATTAACAGGATATGTTAAATTGGATTTAGTAAACTTTCCATCTGGTGGACAATTTTATAGAGAAGATTTTGAAATTCATATTAGAGCCGCAAGGGTTGGTGAGATTAGAGAATTCTCTACATTAGATGAAGAAAATATTTTAGATGTAGATGAAAAGCTAAACTCACTTCTAGTGAACTGTACAAAAATTATGTATGGTAACCAAAGGGGATCGTATAGAGATGTATTAGAAGAGGATAGAATATACTTAATCTTATCTATTAGAGAGTTAACATTTAAAGATGGTGAAAATAAACTGATGATGCCAGTTACAAAAAAGAATTGTAAAACAGGAACCTGTAAATCACAAGAGTCAGTAGAGCTTAGAACAGGCAATCTTCAATTTAATGATAAAGATGATTTATTAGAAAAGTATTATGACCATGAAAATAAATGTTTTACTGTTACAACTAAAAATCATGGTACATTAACAATAGCACCACCAACAATTGGAGTTATGAGATCTGTTACTGATTGGATACGAAAAAGAGAAGAAGAAAATAAACCTTGGGATAAATCATCCTTAGGTATCTTACCTTATATTCAAAGAGAATGGAGAGGATTTAATGATAAAGAAATATTTTCAGCTATTACAAATTTTCAAGGCTGGGATTCTAGCAAATACTCAATTATTTATAGATTGGTAGAAAAAGCAAAAATAGGTGTAAAGCCGGAATTTTCATTTCCGTGTGAAAGCTGTGGTGAGGAGGTCGCAGTCCCGCTCACGTTTCCCGGCGGGATCAAAGCTCTCTTTATTATTCAAGATATCTCTTCTGAACTTTTATAAAGTACGAGTACTATTATTAGAAAAGTTGCATCTCCAGCCTTCAGAGCTGGATTTGCTTCCTTTCTATGAGTATGAATATACTTTAGAAATGTTTAATGAGATTCTTAAGGATCGTAACGACGAGGATAAACAGAATACTCAATCCTATTCGGATAAATATAATACGGACAGCATGTCTAAGTCTATGAATAAACAGATGAGTTCATTTAAAGCTCCATCTATGCCAAAGATTAGTATGCCGAAGTTCTGATAAATAAATAGATTGAATGGCTGCTGTAACTCTTAAAGATTTAATGGACCCTCTATCAAAAATAGAGGCCGCTGCACAGAGCACTAATGAAAAATTAGATGCTCTTATTGCAGTTTCTACCGGTAGTGACGGTGGCGGTAATTTTACGAAGGAGGTTGTTAATCAGTTAGAAAAACAAACTGACTTACTTAGAGTAATAGCAAACTCTGGTGGTGATTCATCCAATGCAAATCAAGTAGGTTTATTAATAGATGAAGCATTTACACAAACTCAATTACTAACTGCCATTGAAGCAAACACCTCTAGAAATCCTTTAGGTGGAATGTTTAGTAAAAAAGGTGGTAAGGCTAAGAAAAGTAATGCTGGTGCTACATTAGAAGATTTAGGTCTTGGTGCAAAACTAACAGCCAAAGCCATGATGCTATGGTTATTAGTACCTAAGAAATCTTTAAGTAAATTTAAAGGTTTTGTAACAGATACACTTGATGCCTTTCAAGGTATAAAACCTAAAAAAGTAAAAGCAGGTGCTGATGCTCTTGCTGTTGCTTCTGGTGCTGCAATGATATCTGCAAAGGCATTAATGATTTGGGCTTTTGTACCTGAATCAGCTATTGATAAATTTACAGCTTATATAACTAAATTAGATAAAGCTTTATCTAAGACTACTCCTAAAAAGGCTAAGAAAGGTGCAGAAACTTTGGCCTTAATGGGAGATGCACTTTTAAAATTTGCAAAAGGATTAGCTTTATCTGCAATATTAGTTCCATTAGGTTTAATAGCAATACCGTTTTTATTATTAGCTGTGACTGCCGTTGGTGGTATTATGGCTCTAATAGGTGGTAAGAAATTTTCTAAAAGAATAGGTAGAGGAGCAAAGACTTTAGATAAAGTAGGAGATGCATTAAAATCTTTTGCAATAGGAATTGGTTTATTTGCACTTTCTACAATGTTTATAATAATGGCTCCTGCTATTTTAATAGGTATGGTAGCTTCGCTAGTATTAATACCTGGTGCCATTGCAATATTAGGTGGTAAGAAAACGTCTAAAAGAATTAGAAGAGGTGCATTAGGCCTAGCTCTTTTGGGTGTAGCATTAATACCTTTTGCTTTAGGTTTAGTACTCTTTTCAATGGCTACAAAAGGAAATGGTATTGGTGATGTTCTTATACAAGGTGCTACAATACTAGCAATAGGTGGAGCTGCTGCATTAGTTGGTAAGATGGGTATGAAGAATATTTTAATGGGTGCCTTGGCTATGGCAGTAAACGGTTTAGGATTAATGGTATTTAGTTTGGGATATGTGCCATTTGCAGACTCTACAAAAGGTATGTCTTTAGGTGATGTTGGTGTTCAGGCATTGGTGCTCGTAGCTGTAGGTGGAATTATGGCACTGGCAGGATTAGCCGTTGGTGCAACTGCTGGTTTAGCTTTGGCAGGGCCTGCTTTATATGCAGCTGCTGGTTTAGCTTTACAAGAATTAGCCCCTGGTTTACAGGCAATGAAAAAGGTAGACTTTAAAGAAAAAGAAGCTAAAGATTTATCATATACATTAGGTGCTGTTGCGATGGCTTTTGCTGGCGTTGATCCAGAAGCAGGATTCTTTGCAAATATTGGTAATGTATTTACTAGAGTTGTACAGAGTGGTGCAGGTGTTGCTGCCGCTGCGATGTATGGTGCTGCTGGTATGGCATTACAAGAATTATCAGTAGGTCTTACTAAATTTAAAGCAATAGGATTTACTGAAGATGATTCACAAGAACTTGCAATTGCATTAGGTTCTGTTAGTGGAGCATTTGCTCAGGCAGGTGGAGAACCTGCAAGTCCTGGCGGATTATTTGGTGCAGTATTTGGAAATACATTTAGTCCTAATGCTACTGAAAGAGGTATTGATTCTGTGATGGATTCAGGTGAAGCTCTTTCTTCTATAGTTAAAGGCCTTGCTGCATTTTTAGATCTTAAGAAGAAATATAAATTAGATGCAAAAGCTTTTCAAGCTGAAGGTTTCTTAAATGTAGCAATTACAGATACTTTAGGTTTCTTAAGTAAATCATTTGCCACAATTGGCGGAATGGAAGTTGAGGATGGTTGGGGTCCATTTAGCTGGGATGAGAATTTAGTTGAAAAAGGTATTGATGCCGTAAAAGGTTCAGGTAGAGCTTTAACAGATATAACTACAGGGCTAAAATCATTCTTAGATTTACAAATAGAATATGGATTAACTTCCGAATCTTTTAAAGATGGTGGATATTTACAAGTAGCAGTAGAGGATACATTAGGTTTTGTTAGTAAAGCTTTTGCCACAATAGGTGGAATGGAAACTGAAGATTCTTGGGGTCCATTTAGCTGGGATGAAAATGCCGTAGAAAAAGGTGTGGATGCTGTTAAGGGTGCAGGTAAAGAATTAACAAACATTGCAACAGGCTTATCATCATTCCAAGAACTAGTAGAGAAAAAGATTGACTTCAGTCCTGGTGGTAAACTTGGAATGGCTGTAAGTAATTCACTATCTTTTGTATCAACCGCATTTAGTGCGATTGGAGGAATGGAAGAGGAAGATGGATGGTT